CATCCTTGTGAGTAGTACTCGGCGAGGCCGGGGGAGGCGATGGCGAGGCCTGCTCATTCTTTGGCGCGGGCGTAGGAGGCGCAGAGGGAGGAGGAGCTGACTGCGGAGTCGAGGCTGGATTAGATGGGGGCGGCGCCGGGGGCGGATCGCTAAATTTTTGAGGAGTGCTGTCTGGATTGTTAGACGCAGGGCCGGAGCCTGGGCCGTTCCAGCCTCCACCTCCTCCTCCGCCCTTGCCCTCGATCTGGGCCTTGAGCCACTCCATAACGTCGCGTATCTCGCGGAGATAGATGTTGGTCTCCTTCCCTCCGGTGTTGACCTCTCGCAGGTCGCTGCCCTCCGTAAACTTCTGGGGCTGCATCATATCTCGCAGGAACGGCGTGAGGATCGGACCTATACCTGGACCTCTCTGGACCTGCTTGTCCTTGGGCACCTGGGTCTCTATCCGCTTGAACACCTCGATGGCCTTGTTGATCCACTCGATCGCCTTGACCAGGGAGGGGATGACGATCGACTCTATGTTGAACGTGGCCCACTTCGCCCAGTCGGCCCAGGCCTGCTTCCACTCGTCGTTGAGCTTGACCAGCTTGTCCTTCTGCTCCTCGAGCTGCTTGAAGGCTGCGTCCGGCGGCTCCCAGACGGGACGCATATTCTTCCTGATCTCTGAGGCCCTGCTAGTGAGGAAGTCGAACTGGATGCCGGTCTCCTGAGCCAGCTGGCGCCTAAACTCAGGCGTCTGCTTATCGGCCCACTGCATGAACTCCGTGACCACCTCGATCGGCTTCTTGCCCTGGTGGGCGATCTCGTCGAACCACTTGTTAAATTCGGTCATCATCCCAGGATGGCGCTCTGCGATGTGGGCTAGGTTTGAGTCGTAGCCCTTCCTGGCGTCATCCAAGAGACCGACGACCCTGCTCAGGGCCGCGTCCGACTCGTCAGAGGTCTTGTCGAGCGACTGACCGAGCCTCCTCCAGGTGTCTATGGCCCGGTCGTTAGTGGCGCCCATGCTCTCCCTGAACAGGGAGACCTTCACGTGCATCTCTGCGATGCGATTGATCCAGCTATTGACCTGCTCACCGCCCTTATACAGGGCGAACCCAACCGCACCTATCGCTCCGCCAACTTTGGTCAGCGTGCCAGCCATCGCCTCAGCCGACAAACTCGTGCCCGTGAACGAGGTCTTGAGCACACCTAAGTTCTTGATGATGCCCTCGAGGCCCTTGCCCGCCTCTCCGACCTTACCCCTCATAAACTCGAAAATTTGACCTACGCGGCCTCCCTCCTCTCTGTGAGACTTGGACACCTTCTCGAACTGCTCCAGGAGACCTCTTATGCCGCTGCTGTGGCTAGACGCCTCGCTGGAGGCCTTGGAGAGCTTCTGGGTGATCGTATCGAGCTGCTTGGACAGCGAGTCCAAGCCCTTCGACATATCGTCGTTGAGTGCGAGTGTGACTGTTGATGTGATGTCAGCCATAGTCCGCGCTGCTCTCTACGTTCATTCTCTCGATCAAGCGATTAGTCCACCCGATGTGGTGGTACATCGTTGAGAGTGGCTTCGCCAGAAAGATGTCGGGATCAACGCCGTAGAACTTGCCCAACCTGTAGCAGTCTAGGATCAGCTCATCTACAGATCGGGCATAAAGAAATTTGCCAACATCCAGGCTCCGTTATTCCAGTCCTTTGGATGGAGGCCCCTGATCGTTGAGGGAGGCACGCCGGCCAGGTGGGCCATCATCAGGGTCATAGTCTGGCTCTCGAAGTGTATCTTGGGATTGTTCTCGTACATACCAACAGTGAGTGGGTTGCCGATCCGCTCGATGTCTCCACCGGACGGCTCCCTGAACACGATCTCGAGCACGCTCTCGCCGTTCGCTATGACCGGCTTCCTCAGCTTCAGCTTGCCGTCCCAGGCCACCTGAGCCGCGGCCCCATTGGTCTTAGGCGGCTTGCTCTCCGCGGCTACTTCCTCGGCACTCTTCTCAACGGGGATGAACGCCGTCGTATCGGATATGGTCTTGGTCTTGTCGTCCATGATACTCCTCCCTCAAAGCGCCCACTATGCGGTAGGCGGATTGACGCCTCCGCTTCCGATAACCGGGCCAGAGCCGGAGGTGTACTCCTGGCACGTGATGCCCTCGAACCTCACCCTGGTCTGACCCTCCCTGGTGTTGAGCTCGAAGGCCGCTCTGGTCCACGCTTCCTGCAAGACGTAGACCATGCCGTTGGCCAGCTCGGCCGTGATCGTAGAGTTGGTCACCTGGGCCAGCTGCTCTACGGAGAGACCTGGCACCAGGGAGACGTCGCCCTCGATGTAGGGTACGCGTGGCAGCTCAGAGAAGCCGTGCACGTAGTCTTGACCAGCGATGCCAGCCCGCTCCAGGGGAGTTGGGCTGACTGTGAAGTTGCCTCTGAGTGGATAGAGGTCCGCGTCGACTTTTAGGTAGGCGACACCGGCGATCCTTTGACCCATTGTAGTTCTCCTCGGTTAAAGTACTAGGCGTTGCCAAAGCCCTCGATGATGGCAGTGTCAACACCGCGGTTGTACTGGAGCCTGAACTGAGCCAGCACGGCAAAGATGCGCAGCTGGTTGATCAGGTCTGGCGGGTAGAGCACGTTGACCCTGTTCGGGTCGTTGGGGTCTCGCTCGACGATCAAGTTCTGCTTGAACGCCGCTAGGTTCTCGACCAGGCCGTTCCACATGTCGATCGAGTACTCAGCGATCAGCTCACCCTTGATGATCGACGGTGTCACGATCGCCTGACCTGGTCCAAACAGGGTGCCGTCGTCGGCCAGCTTAGACCTGGGATACTTGCTGGTGATCGCGCTCCTCTGATTGCGAATGAGCTGGGCCAGGGTAGCCAGCGTGGTCACCAGCTCATACGCGTCGTCGGCGTACCCGTAGTCGTTGACCTGGTACGTCGTCGACTCCCTCGCTATCATAGGCACGTTGTCACCCTGGACGGTTCGCTGGGTCGCGATCCCAGACGTAGCCAAGGTGTTCAGCTCAAGCAGGTTAAACCGCTGGTGGATGGGCGCCGGCAGCATGCCCTCGAGGTGGAGGCTCTGGAGCGGCCTCGCCGGGTCATTGATGAACGCCCTAGCCGCCTTGGAGGTGTACGCGGCCGTGATCTCGTAGCACGGCGAGGGCACCTGCATCTCTATCCCAAGCACGGAGATGACCGGGGAGTTCATGGTCAGCCCCCAGGTCACTAGGTCGCTATAGGTCCCTCGCTTGGCACCATAGGTGCTCCCGAACAGCTGCCTCATCCAGCCCCAGCGGCCGTTGTCACTGAAGCCATACTCCTGGTCCCACTGCGAGCACGAGGCAGAGTCGGTATAGGGCTGGGCAACGTAGTCAAACTCAACTTCACCGAGATTGGTTATGCCATTGGTCGGTAGTGGGGTCCCGGTGCCTCCAGTCAACTGGAAGCCAGAGTACGTCAGAGCCAAGCCAATAGGCAGCTCCTGGCCTCCTATCTTGCCGTAGAAGCTATCCATCATGGTGATCTCGTTGCCACCGACTCCAGCCCACTTCGCCGTCAAAGTAACGATGGCCGCAGTCGCAGTGGCCGTGACCGGCAGGTCTGGGTCACCGTTGATGATGTCCATGATGGCCGTGGCGACCTCGTTGACGGTCTGGCTCGGGATGATATTAACCGGCTCGTGGGTACCGGCGATATACAGGTCTATGGTACCGGCCTGGGTAGCGGCAGAGGAGACCGTGATCGTACCGGTGGCAGCCTCGCCCCCCGGTGGCTCAGCGAATGGCAGAGCCCAGACCTCATTGGCGAAGTTGTTCAAGAAGTACGCCTTAAACATGTTCGCGAGCTCACTACCCTGGCCAAAGCTCAGGTTAGCATCCATCTGCCTACCTATGATCAGTGGCACGTCCGGAACGGCCGTGCCGTTCAAGGTCGTGTCGGTCTGAAGCGTCATCATCGTGCCAACGAGCAGGGCACGCTGGTGAGTCTCTGGGATGCCAGCCATCGATGGATCAACCTCGACCCAATACAGCGGCTGCTTCCAATTCGCGGGGATGTTATTAAAGGAGATGGGCATGGTCGGGGTCCTTTCGTTACCAGGCTGCGTCAGTCATGTAGCTGACATGTGGGGCTCTCATGCACCAGTCTCCCCACAGCGTCATCTTCAGCGCTAGTGAGTCGATCTGGAACATGCTCTTGACAGGAGTTGCCAGCGTCCCTCCGGTGACGATGTCGGCGGGGGTAGTGTCCTCCTGGTGAAGCGCGGCCTCGCTGGAGACCGAAAACTCAGGAGAACCGATGGTGGTGGCGAAGCTCCCCGGCTCTATGCAGACGACGGTCTTATCCGCGA